GGCTTGAGCTGAAGCCGGACTCCGTAAGAAATGCGTTGGGGGATATGCCCGATACATACATTGATAGGTGGAAGCCTATCGCCCACGAACCACCGCATGCCGTATGGTGTGCAGTTGTACCGCCCGAAGATTGTCCTAGACCTACCACGAAAGGAAATATATGAACGATGTACCAAACTTTGCCGTATGGGATGCGGAAGCCTTGGTTAAGTTTTCCACAGACGCATATAGGAAGATGCAAGAGCAGCAAGACATACTGATGCAGCTACAAGGCGACTTGAAAACTGCGATGGAGAACTATCGAAAACTAATGATGGAGGCCAACAAATGACCACAGGAATAGAGATGCTAAAGGAACCAAAGAAACGTAAAGCACGGGGGCTTGGTAAGAACCCTGCGTTGTTTTGCACGAGCTTGCGTTTACCGAAGGATGTAATGGAGTACTTCAATACAAACTTTGCGTACACAAAGCAAGCCAAGATCAGAGAAATTCTTACCGACTACGTTAACACACACAAACTGGAGAAATGAAGATGAAGAAACTTAGCAACACCGCCACAGTAGCCAACATGCTGCGCACGAAGCCCGGACTCAAAGCCGACGACATTATGAAAAAGCTAAAGGTATCGAAGGTGTACGCCTACAACCTGCTGACACAGGCACGTAAGAAAATGATCGACGACCTACCCGTGGTAGAGGACACAGTAACAGACGAGAACGCCCGACTTTCAACCGAGCGAGTTAACGAACTTCTCCAAGGGCGCAAGAAACACCGCATGCAACCAGCAGCAAGTTGGGAAACTGTATCTGTGACTACTGGTGAAGAGCCGCTGTTTGGTCGTAGAGGTGAGCATCTTGAAACAACCGAACCGCCAGCCGACAACGTGAACCACCCTGCCCATTACAAGGTAGGCGGTATCGAGACCATTGACTTCATTGAAGCCAAGCTGACAGCGGAAGAGTACCGTGGCTACCTACGGGGGAACGTGCTTAAATATATGTCCCGTGCCGACCACAAGGGTGACCGCTTGGAGAACCTCAAGAAGGCGCAGTGGTACTTGAACCGAGAGATTGGCAAGGCGTAATTTTAGGGGGGCTAACATTGTTAGCCCTCTTGACAAAGTCCAATGACGTGGTATAGTGTAAACATAAATAGTTTGGAGCATTAGATGGCAACGACCCCCGAGTCAAAAGTTAAAGCGAAGATCAAGGCGATCTTCAAAGAACACAACGTGTACTACGCCATGCCTATCGGTACAGGCTATGGCAATTCAGGTGTACCGGACTTCCTATGCTGCGTTAACGGACACTTCCTAGCTATCGAAGCTAAGGCTGGCAAAGGCACGACCACTGCGCTCCAAGAGAAAAACCTACGGGAAATCAAGGAGGCTGGCGGTACGGCAACGGTAATCAACGAGACAACGCTTGACTACCTAGAACAACTAATCAAACTGATGAGGACATAACATGGCTGAGTTTTCAACCGGCGTTACTACGCTACTCGCACGTATGGACACAAACCCAAGCGAGTTTTTCGATGGCGCATACAAGTGGTCATTCATTAACGCAGAATGGGTTAATAAGGCACTAACGGAAGCCGAGCAGATTGCGATAGACAACAAGCTCACAGAGGTTCGCCGAATAGCTTTCGACCAAATGGTCATGCAAACTTTATTGGATAGCGAAGCAGAGAGAGAATCAAGGCTAGGGTTAGGGAACAAAGCGAAGATGGCACTACAGGGTAGCTCGTTGGTGACTCCCATGACTACATTTGAACAACAACTACAACAACAACGAATGCAAAACCAATACGCAAACGCAGCGCAAAGCATGTACTCAAACGGCACCGGCACCGCTACCAGCAGATTCAGCTCTAAATGAACATCATTACCCTAGACTTTGAGACCTACTACTCGCAGGAGTTCAGTCTCACCAAGGTTACCAACGAAGAGTACGTGCGCTCTGCTGAGTTCGAGGTTATCGGTGTTTCAGTACAGGTAGATAACGGTGAGCCCGAGTGGTTTACTGGGACGATGGCAGAGACCGCCGTTCCTAAAAACATACGACTGGGCAAACTCTTTAGCCCTAGCGCACAACGCTGCGTTCGATGCGTCAATCCTGACGTGGGTGTTTGGCATTAAGCCGAAGGGCTGGCTGGATACTTTGTCGATGGGTAGGGCACTGCACGGTACTGAGGTGGGTGGTAGCTTGGCGGTACTAGCGCAACACTATGGAGTGGGCACAAAAGGTACCGAGGTCATCATGGCTAAGGGACTGCACCGCAAAGACTTCCCTGCCGACCAGCTCGCAAGGTACGGTGAGTACTGCTGTAACGACACGGCAATGACGTATGCGCTGTTCCTAAAGATGAGCGTTGACTTCCCGCCGATTGAGTTGCGCTTGATCGACCTGACCATCCGCATGTTCTCTGAGCCGTCACTGTACCTAGACACAAGGATACTGAACTCCCACTTACGGGATGTCAAGGAGAAGAAGGCGAACCTGCTGAGCAAGATGCTGATCGAGAAAGATCAGTTGATGAGCAACCCACAGCTAGCCAAGATACTTGAAGACTTTGGCGTTGATGTACCTATGAAAGTGAGCCCTGCTAACGGTAAGCAGACGTATGCGTTCTCCAAGACTGACGAAGGCTTCAAGGCATTGCTTGAGCATGAGAACGTACTTGTACAGGCCATCGTAGCCGCTAGGCTTGGGGTGAAGTCAACCATTGAGGAGACACGGACAGAACGCTTCATTGGGATTGCCTCCCGAGGAGCCATGCCAGTTCCCCTCCGTTATTACGCTGCCCACACAGGCCGTTGGGGTGGTGACGACAAACTAAACCTACAAAACCTGCCACGCAGTTCACCGCTAAAGTATTCCATCGTTCCCGCAGATGGCTACGTAATCCTAGACTCAGACTCATCGCAGATCGAAGCCCGTACCTTGGCATGGTTAGCGGGGCAGGACGATTTGGTGGATGCGTTTGACCGTGGCGAAGACGTTTACAAAATCATGGCATCGGCTATCTACGGTAAGGACATTGCGGAAATCACCAAGGACGAACGATTCGTTGGTAAGACTACCATTCTTGGTGCAGGGTACGGCATGGGTGCAGCGAAGTTTAAGTTGCAGCTAAAGAACTTTGGCGTTGACGTTACGCTCGAAGAAGCCAAGCGAATCATTGATACCTATCGTGCTACATACCCAAAAATTGTTGCGCTATGGGCGGCGGCGAATAATGTGCTTAAAGCCATGTTGCGCAATGCGCAGACAAGTTTAGGGCGAGACGACCTGCTAAAGGTAGATGGAAAACTTGGAATTCTTTTACCGAATGGCCTACGCCTGAAGTATCCAAACCTACGCCTACGTGAGGACGAGGAATCCGGCAAGGTTGAGGTTGTGTATGACACCAAGAAGGGCAAGGCTGTTATCCCCAATCGTATCTACGGCGGTAAGGTAATCGAGAACGTATGCCAAGCCCTAGCCCGTATCGTAATCGGTGAGCAAATGCTACAGATTGCTAAGAAGTACAAAGTTGTGATGACGGTGCATGATGCTATTGCAGTAGTAGTACCCAAGGCCGAGGCCAACACTGCCAAAGAGTTTGTTGAGATGTGCATGCGCATGCGCCCTAAGTGGGCACTGGGGTTACCCCTTAATTGCGAAGCAGGGTATGGAGATAGCTATGGAGACTGCTGAGAATAACGAGAGAATCGCTAAGGCTAGAGCGCGACAGAGCGCATGGAGGGAAGCAAACAAAGAAAAAATAAGAGCGCAGCGGGAAGCAAACAAAGAAAAACTAAAAGCGCAGCAAAGCGCATGGCGAGAAGCAAACAAAGAAAAAATAAGAACGCAGCAGATTGCGTATCGGAAAGCAAACAAAGAAAAAATAAAAGCACAGCAAGACGCATGGCGTATCGCTAACCAAGATCACGTAAAGAAACGCGTAAGCGCCTACGGTAAATTATATCGTGAGGCTAACAGAGAGCACACACTTGCTCGACAGAAAGCATGGAGGGAAGCGAACAAAGTGGATAGACCTAAGCGTTGCAAACAATCAAAAGAGGAGAAAGCAGCGCGAATAAAAAAGTATTACTTAGCCAACAAAGAGCATTTACATGCGCGTAATAAAGAATGGGAGCTAGAAAATGCAGAGCATAGAAAAGCCAAGTACCTTGAATGGAGTAAAGCAAATGAAAAACGTATAAAAGAAAATAGGAAGAAATACCACGAGAAAGCCCCTGACCGCTACTTAACCCGTAGGTGTAAAGTAGAAATTCCAAAAGAGTTAGTTGGGGCAATGCGAGCTAGGTTATTTATTAAACGCAAATTAAAGGAACTTAAAAATGAACCACATCAGTGAACTAACAACAGAACTTTCTGCACTCTACACAGGGCTAAAAAACGGTACGGTTGACGTAAAGATCGCCACCGAAATGAACAATACTGCTGGTAAGATAATCAATACCCAACGAGTACAGTTGGAATATGCGGAGTTGTGCAAACAGCAACCTAACATTGTTTTTATGAAGCCCAAAGAATGAACTCTAATCCGGTGGTTTGGTCGTTCAGTTCGCTGAAAACATTTCAGCAATGCCCTCGCAAGTACTACTACGCTAAGGTTGCACCGGACAGGATTCGGGAGCCCGACACCACAGCAACGCTTTACGGCAAAGCTGCGCATACGGTAGCAGAGGATTACATCGGCAACGGGACACCTGTACCACCGCAGTTTGCGTACCTGAAACCCCTGCTGGAGAAACTAAACGCTATCCCCGGTGAGAAGCTAGTCGAGGTGAGGCTAGGGCTTACTAAAGACTTACAAGCCTGTGACTTTGACGCACCGGATGTTTGGTGGCACGGTATCGCCGACTTGGTAATCATCAACGAGGAGAAGGGCTTAGCCCACTCCATCGACTACAAGACAAGCAAGAACGCACGGTACGCAGACGTAAAACAACTTGACCTAGTGGCTGCGGGGATTTTTGCTCGTTGGCCTAACATTGTTAGGGTGAAGTCAGGCTTGCTGTTCGTGGTCAGCAAGGAGTTTATTAAGGCCGAGCACTACGTGGATATGAAGGACGTGTACGTAGCTGCACCAGCCAAAGATGTTGCAAGAATTGAGGCGGCGTTGGAAAATGGGGTTTGGAACCCAATCAGCGGCCCACTATGTAAGTTTTGTGCAGTCAAAGACTGTGAATTTAACCGGAGTTAAAGATGAAAAAAGGACTAACTGAAAACGGTTGGGATGTAATGTGCAACATTTCTAAGATCGTTATTGATATAGATAGCCGAATAGGTGAACTATACCTACCCCCTATGAATGCGCCCGATATGCGTAGTACGATTAACTGTTTTACTTCCGCTGACCCCGAGTGCCACACAATCTATACTTTTGTAGGTGGTGTGCCGGATGTTAC